GAGCTTGCTGCTATCTAGGATATCTAATGTGGAATTAACGGAAACGCCAACGTCATTTATAAAAATTATTGCATTTGTGGAAGCACTACTATCTGTTAGTTCTACAGATATTTTGATGTCGGCTGAAGCATGCTTATTAGTTACATGTATACCAATTAAAACACACCTTGAACTATTTCCACTTGGACATGTTAAAACTGTTGTGGGGCTGCCGGAACTATTACTTATATCCTCTACCCAAGCATTTTTGAAAGTATTTGCCATTTAATCTCCATCATCCAAGTGCAATAGCTAAAGCAAGCGCATCTGACTCCGCTTTGTTTAAAACCTCAGTTCTTAACGTAGTTCCTAACTGAGATGAATTTGCTATGAGTGTATTATTTATTTTATATGATTTGGAGGATGCGAGATCCACATCACCGGTGCATTCTGTATCACCTGTTATTTTTATTCCGTTGGCGACTTCAAATACTCTTACTGCCATATCGTTATACGCTGAAGAAGGTTGCTTCTACCTTGGCCACTATAGAAACCCCATCTGCATTGGCTATTTTCATTCCTATATGTGTTGAGCCGGCGGAACCAGAGCCATTGGTAGTTTCAAATGTTATTGTTGTGCTAATTGCATGCCCTAACGTACCATATTCATTATTTTCTACTGCGCCACTGCCGCTTTCACAAAATAGATACTTATGAATTGCTGTTTCATTAGTACCTGCTTTCATTTTTAAAATTACTTCTCCGGCAGAATAACTGGCTATGGGAACTTCAAACAACCAAGCATTGGCTGAATCTGCAATAGTAGCAGATGACACTAAAGTTCGGGTTATATCTTTTTGATACCAATCAGTATAAACTGTTAAATCACCGCCAATTACAGTAGCTTTCGCGACTCCCAGTCCACCAGATGACAATAATTGTCCTGATGTGTTAGATGTAGAATTAGCTGTTCCGTCAGCATGAACCACATTAGCAAAAAGAGATAATGCTACTCCTATACCACCATCGGTTTGAATAGAACCACTTGTCCCATTTGTTGCATCTGTTGTGCCTTCAACTGTTATAGAATCTTGTGCTGTTATTGCACCTTGATTCGTATCAACATAATCTGAAACAGTTATGCTACCTGTTGATAATCCGCCAGAAGTAGTTTGAATAAATGCGAATTCATCTTCTGATTCGTCCCATATAAAAGCAACGTTTGCTGAGGTACCCCTGTTGACCATAAGTCCTTGGTCATGTGTAGGAGAAACCGCATCGCCATTTGCAGATAAAGTAATTAAAGGATCACTAACACTTAAATTTGTTGCATTAACATATGTAAGTGCTCCATCAACAAATAAACTTCCGTCAATGGTTACATTAGCTGAAAATGTAGCATTTCCACTAGCCTTAAATTCTTTAACTTTAAGACCGCCAGTTGTATTTGCCGCTAATACTACGGCGGCGCTTGCACCACTAGTATCATTGGAAGTAGTAATTGCGTGTGTATGTGAAGAAGTAGTAGAAGCATCTGTAGTAACAGCAGTTAATGTATCTGGGGTTCCTAATGTAATTGTTTGAGTATCAGTTCCAACACCGCCGGCTTGTTTTGCTGAAACAGTAATACCATCACCAGCTACTACTGATTCTAGTTCACCTGCATCTATTTCTGCTTTTACTTGGGAGAATGTACGAGAATGGACATTAGAATTATTGTCCATTTCTAGAATTTTACCGTTAGTTGCTACCGTACCATTGGTGGGAGTATTAAGAAGAGTTAAATTCGCATCTGATTTTAAACCACCTCTTACCCTAAACTGTTGTTGTGCCATTGACTAAATTCCTCAGATGTTCTACTCTGGTGCGTTGGTGCACACTGTTCGATGAACAGTAACTACTTGTTGATCAGAAGAAGTAGTAACTTTTAACCGAACATTATTTGCTGTTATATCTGACGCAATACCTGGACTCATTGTAATTGCGCCTAATTCCACTTCTCCATAAACCGTTAATGATGTATTTGTTCCATCGTGAACTAATACCACTTCACCTGTCCAATATGCTTTATTGTCTACGGTATAATCTTCACAGGAAACGATATACTTAGCGGTTCGATAAGTATTTATATTAAAGGAATCCGCAACTACCTCTCCAGCAACACCCTGAGCAGTTCTTGTTGTAGAATATACTATTTCAGTATTAACTGTTAAAGTTCCTTTAGTCTGAAAATCAGTAAAGGATAAAACATTTATGTCAACAGCTCTCCAAGCACCCAATCCTGCATTATATTGCCATACATCATTATTTGCATATGATGATGCTGCAACGTCTGATAAATCCCCCATTACACTAGACGAAAGATCCACTGATGATGTAGTTGATGGATCACCGGGCTGCCATTTACCTGTGTTAGTATTCCATTTTAAAATATATCCATTTTGAATTCCGGCTAGCGTGACATCAGTTAATTGAGATATTTTTAATTGATCTGCAAAAGCTAGTAATCTATTACCAGTAATTTGTGTAGCGCCGATAATAGTATTAGAACCAAAATCTAAATATTCGGCTCCGCCAACTTCTGTTATTCCAAGAGATTTAGTAGATAATGTTAAGGTATTTCCTTGAAGAAATAAATCACCAAAAGGTTGAGTATTAGAACCAAGCCCGGCAGGTTTTTGTCCTGCTGGTACTGCTTTAGGTTTTAAGTTGACTGTTAGATTTTCTAAATCAACTATGCCTAAATGAACTATAGTATCGTCTGCAGCAATGCGTGTAAGTGTTGCCGAAGGTGCTTTTGCTCCATCAACTAATGCAACTCCTCCACTAGAACTAACTACTGCCTCAACAGATCCGATATTTAAATTCGCTTCTGCCATTCATACTCTCCTAATTTTCAAGTAATAATTTATTGCCGGTTTCTAAAAGGGTTGCGCCCTTGGGACTAGCTGTTGGGTTTAATGTTAGTTGTCCCTGAATAACTCGTCTGGTTATATCATATGTTGAATTATTAATAACAACATCGTAATTATAACGTCCTGGTGAAATATCATCAGATACAGACCCCAGTAATTTTATTTGTAACTTTCCGGCTGTTGCGTCTGTTACGGTTGGGGTAAATTTGTATACCTTATTAGATCCGACCCATTTTTGAAAATGAGACTCAACTGTATAACCTGTTAAATCAGTTGCGTTGCCACTATCATCTCTAACTGTTAATGTTAAAGTATAATCAGAACCTTGGTCTACAAATACATTTAAAATCGATGCCATATATTTCTCCTTATATCCTATTTATAAGAATTATGGGACTCATCCATTAGTGAATAAGGGCTCATATAAAAACTCTCTTTTACCTTCATATTGATATTGTTTGGGCTCTAATTCATATATAATTTCTGGTTTTTGATTGCCTACTAACCAATGATGCTGCAAAGGTAACCAACCTTGTCTAAGATGACGACAAAAAGCATCGCGATGTGTCCATATAGTATACTTAGCCGCTCTTTGTATTCTAAAAGATATATGATGATCAGAAGCATTACCATTTGGCCATGTCTTTAATGGAAAATCTAATAATACCTGTTTTTTAAAACAACTAATCGCAAAAGAAGCAACGCTAGTCTGTCTTATAAAATTTTTAGATAAAACATTATCGACATTTTCCCATTCTGGATAATCTTGTCTTTCTGGCCAAGGTAAAGGAAAAGGTTTAAATATCCCATAACAAACATTAGATTCATTACTCATACGGCCACCCTCAAAATGCATATTCAACCAACCGGTATAAATATCATAATTTGGAGCATTCGTTAATACATGATCAATAGCTCTTTTATAAACAATTAAATCATCTGAACTAATTAAATAATGGGTATAGTCTGAGTTACGTACAAAATGATTCATTTGTTCGCATACTTGTGGTTCATTAAAAGCTCTAAACCATACGCGTGGAATGTTAACATTTTGTTTAACAGACTTGATCGGATCAGCCATCATACGTGGCTGCATTTGCATTAAAACCGGTTTGAACATTTTGTAATTAAATCTGTTTCTTCCTTGTCAGTCATTTGCTTAAATAATGTGCCTTTTTCAACGGCAGGATAACCACGCGCATATATATCTGTTTGTTCAAACTTCTCAAGAGCCTCCCTTAAAATTTTTGGCTGACGACTAACTAGTCGCTGATGTATATGATATATCTTATCGTCCTCAAATACTGGAAGTTCTTCTTGTAAAATTATTCGGCCTCTATCAACATATTCATTAATAAAATGTACGGTTAATCCTTGTGGTATATCATGATACAATGCCCATTTAATATTATCTAAGCCTCTATTTTCCGGAAGCAGACCAGGATGAATATTAATAATACCGATTGAATACTTATCAATTACTTCTTTTGGTAATATTCTTGCGCCGCCAATAATTCCTAATTCACCTGCGCCAGCATCTTTATGTGGCATAACAATATAAGGTATATTAAATTTATTACAAATATCTCTTGTATGAATAGTATAACAATTACTAGCACTTAATTTAATAATATCTTCTCTAAGGTCAAGCTCAATTAAAGGAGCAGCATAAACTTTACTAATCCTAAATCCATTAATAATTAATTCTAATAAAATATCAACAGTTTTACGGTGTCGACAATCATATGTAAATAAATTTATCAACATAATTATTCCCAAAAATACTTATCATGAATTTTAAAATTAGAACAATCTCTCTTGTGATTGTCTGTAAACATATCATAGTCTAAAGGTAAGTTGGTTGCCTTCATCCAGTCTTCTAAGAATATACGATTTCTAACAGGAAGTCTATTTACACATATTTCTTCGGATGGGGCATGACTATATTCTTGGGTTGTTTCCAAACCTACGATCCAATTTCTGCTTGAGACTTCCATTGTTTGTAATCTAAAATTTTCAAGAGGTATTGAGCCGTTATATTGTTTATGTTGCCAATTACCTATTTCAGATGAAAAAGCTGTATAAAAATAATACCGGTGAGTGTGATGATTGAGTGGTGGCGCGGCGGCTTGCTGTCCGGGTAGATCCCATCCTTTCGGGCGTAATTGAGGCTTAAATTTTACTAATACATGTTTTACGTGAGGAATATGATCTGATCGATATTTATTAATCACTCCATCATCCTCTACCCATATGTCAGCTAATTCATAATCGCATGCGTTTATAACCCAATTTCCCGGGTCATTGAAAGCTTTATCTTCTAAATAGTCTACATCATCTGGAACATTCATTCTGTTGCGTCCGGGTATATTCCAGGAATAATCAAACAAATCTTTCTCGGAACGTCTGGACCAATATGTATATCGTTCTAGACCTATTCCTCTGGCCGCTATAGAAACACCAGGACCACTAACATAAATTTCCATCAAAAATACTTATCATGAATTTTAAAATTAGAACAATCTCTCTTATGGTTACCTGTAAACATATCATAATCTAAACGTAAGTTGGTTGCCTTCATCCAGTCTTCTAAGAATATACGATTTCTGACGGGAAGTCTATTTGCCGTTGCTTCGCACATATCATAGCTATGTTCTTGTGTTGTTTCCAGACCTACGATCCACAATCTCTTCTGTATCTCTATTATTTGTAATTTAAACTCCGTAATAGGTATTGAACTATTATATTGTTTATGTTGCCAATTACCTATTTCAGATGAAAAAGCTGTATAAAAATAATACCGGTGAGAATGATGATTAATCGGAGGCGACAATTTGTTTATATTCTCTATACTGTAGAAAGCGTACTCGGCTTGCCAATGCTCCCGGTTTATGCTCTTTAATGTGCGTAATTCAGGTTTAAATTTTACTAATACATGTTTTACGTGAGGGATATCATGCGGTCGATATCTATTAATTACTCCGTCATCTTCTATCCATATGTCAGCTAATTCATAATCACATGCATTTATAACCCAATTTTTATACGGCTCATTCCATGCTTTATCTATTAAAAAATCTGCATTATCTGGAACATTCATTCTGTTGCGATCTGATATATTCCAAGAATAATCAAACAAATCTTTCTCGGAACGTCCGGACCAATATGTATAGCGTTCCACACCTATTCCTTTGGCTGCTATAGTAACACCAGGGCCACTAACATAAATTTCCATAAATCATGTGCCCCATCTATTACCGAACAAATCTACATGTAATCTTGGGGAAAATTTATATCCATGTTTCATTGCAATTTCTGCAACATTAAATTTTGTATGAGCTAATGTCTCAGACGTCCCACCACAAGGCATTAAATAAATGTCATGGTAATCTTCCCATCTATCATAAACATATTCTATTTCCTTAATTTCTTTAATGTCCTGTTCATCTTGAACTACAAATTTTAAATACAAATGTGAATTTTGTACTTTTTTATATTGTCTCCAATTTTCAGGTTTAATTGCTTTAAATCCCAATTCACCACTTATACTTAATTTTGGACTACAAGACCAAGTGATATGATGATCTTTTAGACTAAACTCATGCAACCATTCAAGAAATTTGTCTGTTAAAGCAAATGAACTATTTGTTTCAAATGTAATATTTTTAATATGCCTGAGTGATTCGTGGCCTAATAAATCCGGTAATTGTTTTTGCCACATCATTGGTTCACCGCCTGTAATCACTAAATGAATATCTTGCATATTTTCTTCATAAAACCATTTTTTATCTGGACAAAGATTTGTTAGTTTTTCTGCTAATATATCATGCTCTTCAAATGTTGATAGATGCATATATTCTTTTGCCCAGCTAGCTGAACTATCACAACCTTTTTCCATTACAGGCAATTCTTCGATGCTCTTATATTTACTAACATCAAGATTTTTCCAAGGCATTTGATCACGTGGAACCAAGTTTCCTCTTTCCTGACCAAATCCTGGACATTCAAAATTACACCCAAATAATCTTAAAAATACACTGGGTGTTCCTACAAATCTACCTTCGCCCTGAATGCTATAAAACATTTCAGAATATCTAATTTTTGACATATGTTTACTCGTCTACTTCAAATAAGTCTTCATTCCATTCTCGGTGACCTTCACGCCAAGCCATGTTAGTTTGTGTTTCACGTACCTCTACCCTATAACACCAAATCCTTTCGGCTTCTCCCGGACCCCACATATCAGGAATGAATACTCCATTTATATATTTGTATAACATAGAAGACATTCCTTCACATCCAAGTTTTGGCAATATAGTAAGTTTTGCTATTCCTGCTTTTTCTAGTTGTTTATAAAGATCCATTTCTGGTTCATCTTCTGCTACCAATAATGTATGATCAAATTGTTCATCTAAGAAACTTTTAAGTTCACCTAAACCACCGTAATCTACAACCCAATTTCTAACATCCAAATCATCCGTACCAAAAAAGAATCTCATAGTAAAACTATAACCATGAATAACATTACAATGACTATCCGCTTTATATTGTCTATATGCACAAGGAAACTTATCAACATATTCCTTTGTGCTATTATATTTGTATGTTCTTGGTTGGTTATTCTTTAAAGTAATTGAACTCATGTTCCTCCTCTTCATTCTCCTCATTAATGTAAGCGTCAGCCAATTCTTTATTAAATTGTCGTCGTTTTTTAGATAACTTTTCTAAGATATCTTTGCTGAGCTTTTCCTTAGTTTTTTGTTGTTTATATGACTTTGCCATAATTCGGGGCTCTTAATTTTTATTTGTTTAAGATTAGTCCTACGTTTTTTTCTAGCACTTTGCAAATGCATAATTTTAGCTCTCTCATAAAAAACTCTTCCATTCATATGATCCATCTCGTGTAAAAAAATACGTGCTGACAAATCTGAAAAATAACCTGTAAAATTCTCACCAGATGCGTTTTCCCATGATGCAGATAAACTCAATGGTCTTGATATTTTAACATATAATCCTGGATAGCTCAAACATCCTTCACTTTCATAAATGAAGTCTTCTGATTCTTCAATTATTTCTGGATTAAACACTACCATATCCTGACCTTCATGATTCATAGAAAATACTTTATATTTGTAACCTATTTGATTTGCAGACAATCCTACGCCTCCAAAATGATTCATACTTTCAATCAATTCATCATAAAGTTGTATTGCATCCATTGGAGGGGCCAAGCGACTAAATGGAATAGTCTCTTGATTTAAAATTTCGTGGTCTTCTGATACTAACTGCTTCATACTATTATACTAAAATTTTTACGTTTTTCAAATTTCATATGAACTCTAAATTTATCATATAAAGTGTCGCCCTTATGACTAATAACAAATACATTTGTTGAACTTCCCTGTTCATTCACAATCTTCATAAATTCATCTGTACCTTCACCATCTAAAGAACTATCAAATACTTCATCTAAAATTAATAAATTTGTATTGACAGAATTTTTTAATTTAGCAATTGCTCTCCATGTAAACAATAATGCTAAGTCAATACGCATCTTCTCTCCCTCACTGAAAGAATCATACGTGAAATCATCTCTATATCTTGACTTAATTTCTTCATTAAAATTCTCGTCTAAATTAAAAGACACAAAGAAATTCATTTGAGTTAAATATTTGTTGATTAATTTATTCATAATCGGCAAATATTGTTTAACTATCCTTGCTTTAATACCCTCATCCTTCAAAATATTTTTAGCCGTAAGTTGTAATTCGTTTTCTTCTAAAAGCTCTTCTCTTTTTAAATTAAATTCTTGTAATTCTTTTTCAAATTCTTTTAATCTCTTCTTTTCTTCCTTTATATCACCTGTATCATCTTCCGTTGCTTTAATTTCTTTTTCAATCTTTTCAATATATTGATCAATTGCACTTACGCTATTATTAATTGATTGTGTTTTAGTCTGGTGAGATTGTATGTCTTCTTGGATTGATTGTATTGTGGAAAGTCTTGTTCTAACTGCGTCCAATTGGCCGTCAATTTCTTCGATAGCATTCTCATATTCTTTGATCTTTTCTTGCTTTTGAATAATTTCTTTGTGTTTGAAGGAGTGGTCGATGTTTTGCTTACATGTTGGACAATCATCATTTGACTCAAAGAAGGTGATATTCTTTTGTTCGGAATCAACATTCCGGAGGATTGAACGTTGATAGTCTGAAAGTTTATCATGTTTATCACTTATCTGTTTTGAGTCATTTACTTGATCTAATAATTCGGATACTGTATTACTAATATCAGACATTTCTTTTAATAAAGATGTTTTCTGATCTAAATTATTTTTAACATCCTTTTCGAATCTTTTAACTAAAGTTTTTGTTTTATTACTTAATTGTATTATATAGTCTTCCTTCAAGTCTATTTTATTTTGAACCAAATCTTTAGAATTCTTATTTGTATCTAATTGTAATTTATTTTCAACCGTGTACGTTCTCAATATATTAGACATAGATGAAAAAACTTGAATATCTAAGAGATCCTCTATAATAGCTCTTCTATCTTGTGCTCTCAATTGCATGAAAGGAACAAATGAAGAGTTGCCTAATATTATAATCTGGGTGAAAGATTTATAATTTAATTTTAAAATACTCTTTTCTAAATATTCTTGAAAGTCCCTTATATTCGCATCTTGTTGTAATGGAACGTCATCGACCTTTATTTCAAATAAATTAGGTTTAATGCCTCTGCGAACAAATATATGTTTTTTCCCAATCAAAAATTCTATTTCAACAATACTCTCCTTTTCGTTGATTGAATTTACTAATTGAGGTTTATTAATTTTACGAAATGGTTTCCCAAATAAACCGAATGTTATTGCATCCAGCATAGTACTTTTACCAGCACCGTTTTCACCTGTAATTAAGGTCGTTTGAGACCTATCCAGTTGTATGTCTGTAAATATATTTCCACTACTTAAAAAATTCTTGTAGCGAACATTTTTAAATAATATCATTAATCTTCAGCTAAAAATTCTGGGTCTGGCTTAGTACCATCCTCAAATTGATATTCATTAGTTTTTAGCTGATGTTCTAATGCTTTATGAACTAATTGATTTAATGTAATATCCCTTTCATGGGCTATTAACATTAATCTAAACAAAAGTGGTTCTTCTAATTCAAGCTCAACTTGTTCCCACTTTTTCTTTGTTTCTTTTGTTTTATTATGGGTACCGGACATAAAAAGTCTCTCTGCTTCTGCAATTGTACAATTATTCTCTGCTGCGATTTCTGGTAGGCGGTCTTTATAGAACCAACTTGCATTATCACTCATATTATTCTAGGGTTAAGGATTCATTATATAGGTTTCTCATCAAAATGTCAAGGCTTTTTTTATTAACATTTGTATCTAAGCCTTCAATATATGTGGATAAAATTGTCATAGTATCTTGTGCTTCGTCAACGATATCATCAGTATCATCAAGTTCAGCAAATGCCTCAACCACACTAATATCACCAACTCCAGATTTATACATTTTATCTAAAACAATATCAAAAAGAAATGGATTCGTTTTATTTTCAACAATAATTTTTATATAACACTGTTGCCAATCATCAAAATCCATTTGATTGACTTCTTCGGGGGTCCATTCTAAATCATTGTAATAAAACTTATGAAACATTTCATAAGGATTTTGAATGAAAGTTAATTCTCTTGAATCATGATTAAAAATATGGAAACCGCGAGGATCCTTATAATCCATCCAATTTGTCTGATAGGGATTACCTGTATAATAAATGGTTCCGTTATCACTTTTATGATGAAAGTGCCCGCTAAACACCATATCAAATTTTTCAAATAATTTACGATCTAATCCTTCTTGGCAGAATTGACCTCTAATCATTTCGAATCCATTGATTTCAAAATGTCCAAATAATACTTGATGTTCTGTATTTTTTATTAAATTGATACTTTCATCATAATTATCATTACATACCCATGGCATCAAAACACAATTTTCCATTTCAATTGCTTTTGTAAATACTTTAATATTATCATATTCCTTTAAAAGTAATTCAACTGAATTCACTTCATTTGTTGTCTTATAAAAGGTATCATGATTACCTGCTAACATCCAACATTCAAGATTATTCTCTTTTAAGGGATCAAAGAAATATTTTTTAGCATCATATAATGTTTTATAATTGACAAACTTTCGTCTATCAAATACATCACCCATATGAATAACATGTGATATGTTATGTTCTTTTAAATAAGGGAAAAAAATATCTTTATAAAACTTAGCAAAAAAATTACTAAAAACTAAGCTATCGTTTCTGGCACCGAAATGAGTATCGGTAATAATGGCTGATATCATGTGGTTGGGGTGGCAGCCTTTACCATATAAGGCACTAATGTATTAGCACCGGTTGCGCCGGGTTTTACTTTTGCTTTTTTTGCTTTTGCTTCTTCAAAGTCGCCTACAAATTTATACATATTTGCCTTTTGTTCTTCAGATAAAACTTCGTAATTAAATGCCCCTTCTGAATCATGGTCCGAAAGTACAGTATTATCCGATAACATACCATTATTGTGTATGGACTTATATTTTATATATAATTGTTTCTTTTCTTTTTGAATACGTCTTATAAAGGCAAAATAAATGATTTGTGTAAAATATGAAAAAGGATTGGATGATTTTTCCGGGTTAAAGTTATGAGCAGCTTGAACACAATTTTCAATGCCATCAGATATCATTTCATCTCTAAATGCATAATTAACAAAGTTTGGTCTTAAACTTAATCTTTCTGCTATCTTCATAAAACACTCTCCAATATAATCTGGTATAATTGGTACTAATGCTTCAGGATCCTTTTCCGCTACCTCTGCAACATGAGTTTTATAAGCAACCATTTCTAAATGGAACTTCTTATTATCTACATAATGTATTGATTTCTTTTTAGCCATAATTTACTTCCCTTGCCCCCTGTATCTTTTCCAGTTAGCTTTTTGAGATTTATTTTTAGGCGATGTACGTCGAGATTTACCGATACTAGTTCTCTTTTTTCCACCTGTTTTTTTACTAAAGGTTATACCTTGTCTACTTCTTGCCACGTGTTTTCTTACTCGCTTTCTTCTTAGGTTTATTTTTAGGTTTAACTTTTGTTAATGCTTCTTTGATAGATTTTTTAATAGGTGCTTCCTGAGCTAAACTTCCTACTGGTTCATCTTCAGCATTTTCTGCTTGTAATTCAATTTCCACCTTCTTTTTAATAGGTAAAATATTATCCACATCTGATTTTGTAGATTTTTTTGCATCTTTTAATTGTGCTTCTTTGTAAACAATAGCAGTATGTGAATTAAAAGAATCTATATCAGATTCTAACTTTTGCATTTTTTCAAGAGTATTATAATTAGTTACTTTGTGGTAAGCATTAGCTTTTTGCATTGTATTTCTAGTAGATAAATCATCAATATCAACTTCTGCAATATGATTTGGTTCAAATAATCTAATTGATTTATTGTGAAATTGACAATGTTGAGCTGAATAATCTCTATGAAGAATCATACTTCTTGGAGGAAAAACTGTAACTGTAGGAGTTCCAATATGTTGTGCTAAGTACGAAAAACCACCCCTTGATGATACTAACATTGTAGCTTTAGATATTTTTGTAAACAATTGATTTGGTGTCATGGAATAGGTAAGATATTCTAAACTATAACCGGCTTTCTTTAAAGCTTTTTCTAAACTGCTCCAATATGCTTCAACTTCCTTTTTATCTTGTGATATCATTTTATCACCAATATTTGCAAAAGAATAATTGTCTATTAAATTCCAATCCCTAGGAGGTGAATATCTGTAAATAACAACATTCTTTTCTTTAGGAAGTGTCCACTGTGATTTTGAAGGAAACCACTCCATTTGCATTGAAAGAGGAACAAACCAATATTGTTCTAAATTAACAGGAACATATTTGTTCCACATTCTTCGATAATTTCTATCAGTATGTTTCATCAATGCCTTACCACGAAAAGCACTTTTATATGTTCTCAAAATATTCCCAAATGATCGGCGAATTTTAATATACTGATATTCAATATTTGATTGCCACTGTTTATGAATCAAATATTCAATCTTATCAATTGTTGTTTCTTTATTATCAAAACCTTTTTTATAATGAGTATCGTCAACTAAAATTTTTATTTTAATAGGTCTTAATTCGTTTAACCATAACCAATAGTTTAAATTACAAGAAATATCACCATATCCAAAATCAGTGACACAACTAATCCACTTGGACAAATCTAAACCAATAGTATTTACAAAAACAGAATCAATACTGGTTGAATCTATATATTCATGTTCTAGTTGATGATAACGCGTCCACCTATTACTGGGTAATAAGATGTTTGGTCCTCTAGATGTATTATTCTTATCATCATCAAACAATACCTCAATGGCTTTCTCTTTAATAGACATATTATACCCTATTTCTGGAAGAAAATCAAGGGTTTATTTTTTCCTTGACGTTTTATTAAAAATGTATTATAATAAATATGTTGTTGCCGCAGGGAGAATATATAATTCTAAAATCCAATGTGGAACATACGATATTTAAATTGTTGTTCGTTATATTGTGAAATTCTTTCTTTAAAATGTTTAAGTGTATAATTAATATACGACTTATAACATAAATCATCAGCAATATCATATAATGTAGCTTCTTCCTTTTTACTTCCCTTTCGCAATCCTCTACCTATTGATTGTAGATTTCTTATTTTAGATTTACTAGGGCTAGCAAAAATGATATTATGAAGATTCCTAATATTAATACCAGTACTGAAGGTACCAAAACTTGCAATGATGATAGCATCGTCTTCTGATTCTGTGATTCTTCTAATTTCTTCTCTATCTGGTCCACTTACTCCTCCATGTACAAAAAATACTTTTCTATTATTATTTACCTTTTCTAATATTATATTATATAGTATTTCTCCATGTTTTTCAACGAATTGATATAATAATAATGTATTTCCTTTTTGATCACATGCAAGATTTCGAATAAAGTTATTTCGTTTTGTATGATTAATGAGAAAAGCAATTTCATCTTGATAACTAAATTTTTTAGCTTCTAACTTTTCCGCTTCACTATATCTTAATACTATACATTGTATTGAAAATTGTGCTAAGTATCCTGCATCAATTAAATCTTTAGTTTGTGTTACTTGATGAATAGGACCGAATAAACCTTCAAGAATTAATTTATGGGTTTTAGAATCATCTAAGGTTCCTGTTGTTCCGAACTTCCAGCGGCAACTTGTTAGCTTGTTCATAACCGAAGTTAAGGACTTTGCTTTAAATAAATGTGCTTCGTCACCAACCATAAAGCGGAACTCGTTAAAGTAATTCTTAGGCAAAGCATAGATAGATTGCCAAGTAGAAATTACGACTTGTTTATTAGATTCTTTTTCTGCGCCAGCTGTGATTATATGGCAATGTTCTGAAACATTCCAATCATTACTATATTCTTGAAAATCTGTATACATTTGTTGTGTTAGCGATACAGTTGGCACCACTATTAAACTCCTCGTATTAAAATACCGTAGTAACAAATATATAATAAAAGACTTACCAGACGCTGTAGGAGATAGAAGTAAACACCTATCCATATTAATACATTGTCTAACAGCTTGTAATTGATAATCTCTCGGGGTTAAGTTTAAATTAAGACGTTCACTAAATCTAGTACAATCAATATCACTAAAATTATTATCCCCGAGCGTAATGCTTTCATCAATTTGTAACTTATAGTCTCCGGCTTCACAGAACTTTTTAACGTATTCATATAATCCATAGTACAGTTGCCTTTTTCTAACATCAAATAATCTTATTTTTCCATCCCAAAAACCACTTCTATAAGATGGAGTAAATTTTGCATTTGGAATTTCAAACGTAAAATAATCATTTAACTCCGCTGCTTGTGAAGCATCACAGTCAATGAAAATATGAACATCATTTACTTTACTTACCTTCATGATCCCATTGTAAATTTTAAAAAGTCAATTGCAGATCGTATATTATATCCTCTAGTATTTAGGGACTTGATAATTGATTCTAAAAATTCCACTTTAAGTTTTGTATATTCGTATTTTTCATCTGTTTTAATCAAATCATCATCTCCTGCAAGATATGTTTCTATTTTAGGTTCATATCCTTTAATTATTTTGAACATAAATGGTTCCCAACCAAGTTCTTCTAATTCAACTTGGCTCATTTTACCTGCGTAATAAATGGTCTTTATTTTTAGAAGTTTCTTTTTTTCATAGAATAACTTTTTTAGTTGGAGGGCTTCATCATTATATAATCCCAAATATTTACTGTGGAGATTAGGAATCTTTAGCAGTTCTACATCTAATTTTGTATCATCAAGTTGACAATCTTTTTGCCAAATTTCCTGAAGTTCACTTAATTTCATAATATTATTTGTCTGATGGATTTAACCTTGTCATTTCGTAATAGTTATATTGAAAAGAAATATCTGCAGTTAAATATGTGATTTCTGATGCTGTTATATCCATACTAATGGATGATATAGTTTTGGGCCATACATCAAAAAAATCAAATCTTAATGCTGGATTTTTAGAGCCAGTAAGAATAAACAAAGATGCATTTGTTTTAATTTTAGCCGCTATCTTAGCTTTTGCATATTGATCATAACTCTCAGGTTTACCTAGTCCAATTATCCATTGTTGAATTTCCTGCCAATTGCGCATATATTCATCAACAATCATTGTTATAGAAAATTCATCGTATGTAAGATTATCGCCGGCTACCCAATGCTGTCTGTGAGGAGTTGCTACTGGTACTTCTGAAATAGATACGCCAGGTATATTTGCAGTTTGACAATAAAATGATGTTTCAGGTAGATTTGTACATATAAACCTAAACCCGGTAGGTGAAAGGTAATTAATATTATCTGGTTGTTTTGTAGCGGTGGTTACCATTTAAACCTTCTGAACATAAAAAAAGGGTAAAGAATCTAAGACCCCTTACCCTTATTTATATCACTTAATTTAATACAAGATTACATCAAGTTTGTAACAAGACATCGTCTGTAATAAACATTAGTATTATAAGTGAG